CAACTTAGAAGACCATTTCTGCTAGAACAAGAGTACCAAGAACACCAATAGTGATCCACAATCCTTGATTAGCGGATTTTAATCTGCTCAAGCTCTTCTCTGTATTTTTCAAGGATTGATCCAATTCCGTCAACTGAGAATCGTAGTTCGTCAACTGTTTTTCTGCCGCTGTCAATCTCCGATCTTGCGAGGTCAAGAGATTTTCTCGCTGTTGCGAGTTCTGCTTCAATTCGCTCAAGTCGTTCTCGATCTCGTTGATTGATCCGTCTAAGAGTCCTGTTGTCTCGCTTAATCTGTGAAAGCTGCTGCTCAAGCTGCTGAGCTGCTGATCGTAGTTGTGAAACTCTGTCTTGAGAAGCTCGTAGAGATTCTCCGGCTCTTCTGCGCCCAATGAACAGGCCACCGATAAAAGCAAGAGCACCAGCAATAAGCTGCCAATATTTCCCAACCCACGTTTTAATCTTTTTCCACACATTTCTACCCCTGTTTCCTATTGATAAATTCAAGTACTGATATTCCAAGCAGCCCCCCACCGACAAACATCATGGTGTTGAAGGCTGTCGTAGCAGTTCCAGGATCAACTGGCTGAGCGAATATTGAAAAGATCCCAAGAAATCCATGACAGAGGAGACCGGTGAGCAGGACAATTGCTCCAAATACCCGTTTACTTGAAAAATTCCCATCACGATCCTGCAAAAACTTGTATTCCATCTTTATCCCCCAATAATCTGAATGATTCTCTGTGCTATAAGTGTTAGTGCTGATACTCCACCGACAACTGCCATTGAAACCTGTAGGATTTTCACCTTCCAATCACGTTTGCTATCTCTTTTTTCTCGTAACTTCTCTTTATGATGTACTACCGGGCATGTTGCTTCTCTATTCAATTTGAAGTCCTGGAATTCAGACCTGAAAGCCTTGAGTTCTTTTGTGTTGTCCTTCACAGCTCGGGCAAACCCATTGCCCACGATCATCTGATCCAATCGATCAACTTGTTTGGCCATTTTATTGATCACTGGTTCAATCTCGTCCAACCGATGTTGGTTGCTCTTTACGTTCTCGTACATTGCTTGGGTAACCTGTTTGAAGTTCACGTCATCAATGACAACATCCATATGCACTATTCTCCTTCAACTGGCCAGGGGTATTCAGTTTGAATTGTTTCACGTTCTGCAATAATCAGCGGTATAAGAGCTTCTGCCTCAGCCGATTCACCAGTTAGAATTTTTACTTGATATTCATTTGTAAGAGGGTCAACTCTCTGCTTATAGGCTTCTCTGCGCTGCGTATCAACGAGTTGAACCTTTTCTGTATATGTTACAGGCGGCTTCTCGGGCCTTGTTGTGAAGGAATCCTTGGGAGGGTACATACCCAGCTCAGTAATCGTTATTCCCTCATCATCCCATGAAAGGTAGTATGTAACCCCACGATAATCAGGGACAATTTCCCATCCTGCACCTGTGAATATTGCACACTCATAATCAGACGTAGAAGGTGGCTCCATCTCTGTTGAGTAGGCAGGAAATAAGAAAACCCCTGGTTCCATTGGGGATTCCCTCGCTACTCCTTCTCCCAAAAATTCTCTGGTTTCTGCACTGTAGTTATAAACCTTCATCATTCCACCCTAATATTTGATACAATAAAGAAGAGCTCGGTTTCTGGGGCGGTTTTCTGAACCCCCGGGTGTATCTGGGTCTCTGGCGGCAACATAGTGGGCTAACTGATTTCCAGAAACGGTAAATCTGTCATAATAACTACCCCCGGCTCCTGAGTACGTTCCAGAGATTACTTTCATACTATGTTGGTGAGTTTTAAATTCATCAGCCTGGTAACTTCCAAAGGAACGCCCCGGATCTCTACCAACGCCATGGTCCCACCCTCGGATAAACTCACCCCGCAGATCTGGGATATTGAATGTTGTACTTCCATTGCCAGCACCAAAGGTGGTTCCTATTGCGTTAAATAGTTCCGAGTATGCAGATCGTGAAACAGCTGCCCCATTACACTCCAGCCAACCATCTGGGGGTACTGACATTGCGAAAGCTGAAACTAGGCCAACAAGCCCTCGCACAAAGATGTTTCTAAAATAATTTTGGACAGATCCGATATCGTAAGTAGAACTCTGACCGGACCAAGGCAAAATATTCTTCACTCTGATACCAGGAACACTTGGATCGATAATGATTGTTTGGGTTATACTTAGGTGCGTGTATATCCCCGTATTTGTTCCTTCTACAAAATTATCAACTATCAATGCCCCTTTGTTTGTATTGAATAATACTCGGTTGGAACTTCTGTTAATCTGATAGACCGTATAAAGAGTGCCATTCACATGTATCTGGCCAGAAGAACAGTTTACGGTTGTTGCTAATGGTATGTTGCCAAAAAGATTGAAAAATGAAGTACTGGCAATCTTTGATAAGATATCATTTGGTGTAAACGCATAACTTGGATAATCTTGAACAGGACTTACCTGCGTATGAAATTGGTCTTCGTCATAATGATATGACTCAGCATTCTCATGTGGATATGTGGTCACTTCTCTTGCCGAATCGTTAACACAAACAACTCCATTGTAAGTTTCAACAGTATGCAAACTAAGACCGTCAATATACACATGCTCAGTATAGAATAATCTGGTATTTGAAATTCCCAAAGCAATATAAGCACACTCAGGGTCTAATTCCCAATTGAAAGAGTGGTTTGTAAAATCACCAGATAATCTCACATCAGGCTGGATCTGTGAGCCGTCAGCACGATGTTGGTTGACGTGAACTTTTAGTTTATCATGTGTTGTGTATCCATTAATCCTTACATTGACTACAGAACCGAAAACTTGCCCATACACGCTAGCTTGCCAAGGCAGTGTACCTCCAGAAAGAGGCCCAATATCTTCATCATAGTAAACCCCATAAGGTCTGGTTATGCATAGTTTCTGATTATGTGCAAGGAGGATTCTGTCATAATAATTCCCCTTAAAATAGCCTTCCATACCATTATATTGATTCCCTTTGGCATCATAGAAGTTGTCAACAAAATCACCATACTTCCAGATGTTGAGGCTGGGGCTACTAGCAGTTGATATGGTAATTGGACTACTTTGCTCATCAAGTGTCTTAAAACCACTAGACTCGAAAGAACCTACAATTGCGGAGTTGTATGCGAGTAGATCGACAACCTTTATTACCCCTCGTGCTCCATCAAGTAAAAACCCAATATCAGGGATATCATCTGTTTCTTCATAGTTTGCGCTTCTGATTGTGTTCCCGATAATCAGATCGTTAAATAGTCCCAATTGAGCAATGACAACAGCTGCATACGTGTATTTGTTTGTTGCTTTCGCAATCTCAAGGGCATCTTTTTGGGCTGCAGCAAACTGGTCTGATTCTCGAGTTTCCTTCCATAGATATTCACCTGTGGAAGAATCATTACCAATGTACCTATAGAGGCGTCCATAAATAAATTCGTTAATCTCGGCTAATGTGGGATTGATTCCTTGGTCTCCAGGATCAATATTTGGGCCGTCATAATCTCCAATGTATAAAAAGTAATCTCCAACATATAGAGGACCAATGTCCGTTGAGGCAGGTGAGCTTTCGAGGTTACCAAGGTAGATTGGATAGGGTTCTCCATCTTTAACTTTTGAAATAGAAATTGAAGTGCTGTAGACGGTGCCACCATACTGTGCTTGAACAGTGATATGTGCTGTAGACCCTGTGAGAGAATACGAATCAAGAAGTTTTTTTGTTGGATCTATGTCACCTGCTTCATTTAACTCAACATCAAGTAAAGAACCATCTGAGATTGACCATGTTACCTGATCATAAGGGATACCAAAGGCTTGAAGAATTATCTCAACACTACCTTGCGTAATGACTCCTCTACTGGTCATGGTTATGACTTGAGTTTCTGCCTCCAGCGTTAGGCCTCGTGAGTCTGTTCCCTCCATCTTTACTGGTTTCTGCCAGATCCATGAGGTTGCAGTTCCATCTCTTCGTCCTACAGAAGACCACAAGGGATCAATAGAACTTGGAACACTGTTTATATCAGAGTACCAACCAGAAGGGATACCGGAACTCTGGGGCGGGGTGGACGGTTGCTGTGCAGCACGGGAGAAGATGATCTCAACAGACTGGCCATCACTCCCGTCTTGTCCAGGATCTCCCTGTGGTCCCTGAGGGCCAGTGGGCCCCTGCTCACCATCGTTCACGTTGAATATTGTTATCTGATTTCGGGAAATGATACTCATACGCTCCTTAACTCACGCTGCAGGTTATCGTTGATTTCACATCGACATCTGAGGTTCCAACCGATATTGTCTTCCCAGTCTTTGAAGAGGACGCATCTGCAAAGTTCCGTGCTGTCCCATTCTTGTCAGTGATCGTCCAGGTATAGGTGTATCCCGATCCTGCAGCATCGATCTCCTCTCCGTTCCTGTAGAGCTTAGCTGTCAGGTCAGTAGTCCCAACCCCGTTCTTGAATACCGTGCCAGCTGTTGATTCAATAACCACCTGGATGGGATCTGTCATATCTGTAAAAGCAATCACGTCAAAGAATGAATCACCATTCGTGGGAGAAGCAGCATCATTGTCTGTGATCTTCACCTTGAACTGCTGCAGTCCCGATACCATTGATGGAGTGACCGTCAGGGAACTGCCAGTCTCCCCAGTCATGAGATCCCAATCAGCACCGGCTCCCTCATCGGCATTACCCGGGGCATACTTGAACCACTGATAGGAGAGCAGCGTAGTGTCTAGTGTTGCTCCCCGATAGAGTTCAGCTTTGGCTGAAAGGGAATTGGGTTCAGAGTTCTTGAACACATTTCCATTTGGTGCGTGAACCGCGGCAACGGCAATATTGTTCCCATCGATGACCTTGGACAGGTTGATGCTCATCTTGTAGGTGAGATCCAGCCCTGTGGCATTGTCGTGATAGATGATCGTGCAGAGGTACTCGATGGCTGAAAGATTCCCGGTAAGCTTGTTCGCACTGACGGTGAGAATATGATCCTTAGCCCCTGATACCGCTTCCCCTGCGGTTAGGGCTGCAAAGGAACTCTGATCTGAGGGTTTGCGCTGCCAGGTAACCGAAAGGACTGCAGAGTCGGTGATTTTGTCCGTCCCGCTTCCCAGGATAAACAGGCTGGGTGTGAGTACCAGGGAAGTTACACCCCAGTCAGGGGTATAGGTCCCTGTGTCTGCTGAGTACCTTTGAGTCTTCGGTAGGTTCGATGTGATAAACCCGGTGAGGGTCAACGCATCGTTATAATCCATGATCGTTATCTGTCCAACTGATACTGCCATTGTTCTTTTCTCCTTTTAAATGAGCTCACAAAAGAATGTGGCTCTCTTCTCTACATCTTCATCTGTGATCTGAATGCTCTTGCCCCCAGTCGAATAATGGGCTGAGTTCCATAAATCATCTGCAGCACTGTCATCTGATTTTCTTGTCCACCGAAAGCGGGATGGATCATATTGATCAGTGATCTCCTCACCTGCCTGGTAGGCACGTGCCTCCAGGATCGTGTCCGTAAGCTCTGGACGAAAGATATTCCCATTGGTCGAGACCACAACGAGGGCGATTGCATCCTCTCCATCTTCACCGGCCGGGCCTTTTCGCCCTGTTGTAAGTGGGGTTCTATCTTGGACAATGACCGGAGTCCCTCCGCCAGGAGTCCATGCCTCAGTCTCCTCAACAATGAGGGTGGTATACATGGAGACAAGATTCTTCCCCTTTGGTTTGTGCTCATATGAAATGATCTTACCTATGACCGTTATTCCTCCAGGGAGCCTGACTTCAACCGGTGTGCCCCGCTGCAGCCAAGGCAGCCAGTTCGTAGAAAATCCCAATCTTCGATACCTGGCTTTTCCCGATTCAACTTTAAGCTGCAAATTAAGGTTTGCCTGTGTAGCGTCTGCGTACCACTTTGAGGAATAATCCTGCTCCACATAATCAACAGGGTCGGTGATTTGTGGATCGATGTATTCAACCGTGTTTTCTGAAAGTTGCCGGAACGGGGTTCCCCGCAGCTTGAAGACCTTGATCGTACAGGTAGTGCCCCCGGTATTGCGAAGGATGATCTCAGAGCTGTCAGGATTCCTGGTTGTTAACTCAGGGGAGCTCCCTGCAAGCCCATTGAACGAGACAAGCTCAAGCTGACCTCCTGAATGCTGTATGTCCTCGGTACCGAGAACTCCTATTGTCGGAGTCTGGATATCCTTGGCGTAAGGGAACTGCTCGCCGGATTCGGGATCCTTGTACTTGAGCAGGGCTTTATCACTCGGGTTTGGTCCCGGCCAGTATTCTCCAGGAAGAATCTCAATAGAGCACTGCTGGATCTGGTCATTGTAGTTTTCCGTGTTCTCATAGATAACACGTTCATTAAGCTGTTGATAATCTGCAAAGGTAGCCTTTGCTTTGTTACAGCGGACCGGGGTGTATCCTTGCTCTACCTTGCCCCTGATCCAGGAACCGTTTGCTGGAGGAGGGGAGTTCGGGTCTCCTGAGAACACCCACTCTGGAGTCGGGTAAGTCCAGTTGTTCTCAAGTGGACTTTTAAAACGAAGACTACCACCAGCGGAAAAATACATATCAGCATGATAGGCTTTGGATAGATCCTGCAGCTCCTCCCATACCGATCGGTCTCCAATGGATACAACCTCTTTGGTGTAATCAAACAGACCTGTACCCCCCTCGAGGGAGACTCCCAGCGTGTTAGCGAGGTAATGGAGGATGGAGGATCCTGGAGTAGTCGGATCACAAATAGTGAAGCCGGTGAGCAGTGCCTTTGGAGGCTTTCGTTTTGTGCCCTTTCGCCGGGTGGGATCAACAAGCTCTAAGGTAACGTGATCATCTGTCACATAGCCCACACTCCGCTTGAACCCCTCATCGGATACAAAGCCTGTAAAAATCGTAGCCCATGTTGTCAAATCATGGCTGATCTCTACAGTTGCCGCTTCGTTTGCGAAGGTACCGACTTCAAAATTGAAGGTGTTCTTTATTGTAAAACTCCATTTCTGGAATTCTGCCGATGCACTGCATACTCCAACGCGAGGGAAGAGTATGGAATGTTCGGCAATGACAACCTTCATAAACTTTGATTCCGAGGTTGAGTTGAAGTGTTCGATCATCTGTGTCGGTACATCAATAAGATACATGAACATTAGGCCTCCACAATCCTAACTCGTCCTCCAGAGCCGACATAAGCTTCAAGAGCCCTGGATAGAAACTCGCCAACCTGTTCCATCCCGCCTTCTCCAATGACTGGACCGTTGTAGTACTGGTATATGTTGATATTCATCTGCTGCACGGATGTATTACTTCCTGTGTTACTGCCTGAATAGGAGGATCCAGAGGACTCTCCGGCATTCATGAGATCACCATAACTTATAGTGGATAGGGAACCTTGATTCTCGTCACGAAGGCTGAGACTACGGATGTTCACACCTGGGATTCGATTTATCAACCAGATGATCCCATTCACAATTGAGATCAGGGTGTTTGCAACTCCGTTGAAAGCTCTGACAAAGTAATTGGCCACAGGTACGATTGCTTTGTTATAGAACCAGACAAACCCTTGAGCAAGTTTCTCAACGATCTTTCCAAGTCCTTCGAAAACCGGTAGGAGAATCTTCCCGACCGTCTGACCGATGATACGAAAGATTCCAATCACCGGCTGCAGTATTGAATCAATTGCCGGGCCCAGTACATCCATAACCCCTTCAATAATAGTTTTCAGGGGATTCATAACTGTTTGTAGTGAGGAAAAGGCACCTATTGCATCAGTGAGACTACTGACAAAAGAAGCAATCCCGGAGAATGCACTGGAAAGAAAACCACCATCGGAGGAACCTCCATCACCTTCAGCCTTACTGGGATCCTCACCTCCCATAATCTTGTTTACCTCAGCCTCCACATCGATACTGTTATCAGATCGTAGTTTCTCCATGAGGTTATGCCAGGCAGTTGTTACACGAGCGATGTATGATTCATCCTCAACACCTGCAGTAAGTCCTTCGAGGAGCATATTCCCGATATACTCAGTCTCATCAGACTTTGAGTGAACTCCCAGAACGTCTTTAGTGGCTTCAAGGACATCATAACCAAGCTGCATGCCCACAGCAGAGCCATCTTTGATCCCTGATTGCAGACCTGCTAACAGATCGAGACCGATTCGTTCGAAGACCCTTGATGGAGAGTGAGTTTCGAACCCGTCCCGTGTTCCTTCTTCTCCTTCCTCTGCCCATTTGAAAAAGAAGTCCCAAGCCTTACCCATGCCTGTTTTGATACCGTCCCGGATTGCTTGGCCAATCTCTATGGCTTTCCCTCCAGCTTGTCCCACGATTGTCTGGGCTTCGCTTGCATCCATTTTCCCCGAGAGGATATTAGAAAGCTCAGGAACACCATCCTTGATATCTTGAACGACCTTTTTGCCTGCCTCCACAGCTTTGGAGCCTATCTGGAAATTCAATGCCAGGGTGGCAACATACACTCCGGTGGTCGGTCCAGCAACGAAGGAAGTAAGAAGGCCTGCAGCGACAGCTCCGGCCATATCCTCTGCGAGCTTTTTAATATCCCCTGATTCCTGGGCTTTTTTGACTGCCAGATATACGGATAACGTACCTAAAGCAGCACCGGCAACAAGTTTCCCTGAAGAAGTAAACCCAAAGCCAGCTTGAATGGATGAGAGAATTCCCTTTATTGCACCACCAGCAATCGATAAACTGATTGCTATGCCGATTCCTTTTTGAAGAACGTCTGCACCAACTCCCCAGAAGTCTGACCAGTCACCTGTCTGCATCCCCTTCTTTACTGCCTGGAATGTTTTTCCAATTGCTTGAACTGTCAAATCAATGGTTGTGTTAATTGCATCGAGGACCCCGAACTCATCGAGGATCTCAATAAGTTTTGTTTTTACCTCTTCAAATTTTTCCTTGATAATATCTGCGGTAATCCCGATAACCTCTCCAACAAAACCAAAGACCGCTCCAACCTTGGGGATCATATTCACTGACCAGGCAACGAACCTGACAAATGCTTTGACCATACCATTGAACGGTCCACCTTCTTTGACCACATCAGTAATCCATCCGCCAAGATTCTCAAAAGCTTTTTTGAGATCATCAAACGCATCAGAGTCCCTGAACCTCTGGATACCTCCGATGAGATCCTGGGTGATAGTCTTTGCTGCTGGCAACATACTTTGCCCAATCTCGTCCATAGCCAGGGCAATGTTGTCTTTGTACGTGGAAACCAAACCACTGAAGGTGCCAGCTTGTTTCTCGAGCATCCCAGCAAACTGTCCTGTTCCTGTTGTCATGGCCTGCAGCGCTTTATCGACCTCCCCGAACCCGACTCTCCCGGCTGTTATCATCTTGAACAGTTCATCAGTAGATACCTCAAGATTATCTGAGAGACCCTCGAGGATCGGGATCCCTGCTTCCGTCATCATATTGAGTTCTTCCAGGGATGCTTTGCCTTTCGCCCGGATCTTCCCGTATGCCCGGACAACCGATTCAAGCTTGTCGGCTTGCCCCTGGCTTACATTCCCAAGCATTTCCATCTTCTCTTTGACATCGTCAGCAGCAATACCGAAGGCCATAAGGTTCTGAGCACCCTTTGTGATGGTCTCAAACTGGAGCGGGGTGGAAGCAGAGAAATCACGAAGTTCAGAAAGTACAGCCCTGGCTTTCTCGGCATTGCCGATGAGCACATTGAATGAGGTATCGATCTGCTCCATCTTGGCGGCTTCCTGAAGGGAGCTTTTTGCAAGCTTCACAGTACTCACCACACTGGCAACAGCCGCGGCACTGGCAGCTATCACTCCAGCTTTTATCGACTTGCTTATCCGCTGGGAGGTTTGGCCAAGCTCTGTGAGAGATCTTCCTGCCTGTTGTGCCTCTTTTGACACGAACTCTTTGCCGTCAATTATTACTGAGACCTTGTTCTGTGCCATTTATCCTCTAACTCCCTGTTCTTCAATTCGTTCCACTTCCCCCTGATCACATCATAGATATCCATATCCTTTGCAGGCTGCTTAGCAAGCCCTCCAGGATATTTGAACCGAGCATAGGTCCCGTGAGAATCCATCAGTCGGATGCAGTCCTGTACCCACGGTCCCCATGTCTCTACGATTTCGGCTGGTTCTCGCCCGTCGGGGAGGGCGTCTCCCCATTCGAAGGTTGTTCCGTGGTAGATCCATTCTGTTGCGTCTTTGATTTCTTGGTGCTCTTCTTGGCTAAAGGGCGGTTGTATTCCTCCACAACCTTCAGGATTTCTTCTGCAATTTCTGGGTAGTCAAGGATGTCTTGAGCAAGCGATGAGACATCCTGTGTTTCTGGACCATCACAGAAGTTGTGAGAGTGAATCCCCTCATTCAGTCGAACCTTGATATAACTGGCAGACGGTACATACTGACTGTCCATCATAGCTGCAAGCTCTTCATCGGTAAGCGTATCCATGACTTCACTCATGATCTGAGCCTCATCTTTTCCTTCTGCATCAATGTCGAGCTTTTTGATCATGCTCGCCAGTGCCTTCTTATCGATACTCTGCTGCAGTTTGCGCTGCTCCTCGTTGATTGCATCTTTGCCGGATACGCTATACTTTTTTGGTTTGATCCAATAGCCGGGAAAAGTCTTCAGTTCAACCTTATCCCCGACAATCGTTCTCTGTGCTGCTTCTTTCCATCCCATCTGTGACCTCCTAGTAGGCTGCTGCGTCACTGGTTACCATGAAGATGGTGACCATAGCGTCATAGCTGTTCTGATCGATTGCCTCGAACGAGAGTGACTGCTCAATTGCAACCCCGCCTTCGGCTTTACTTTCTTCGGTATAGAGGACCGCCGGCATATCTACGAGAGCAATTTCCTTTTCTCCACCCTCGAAAAACAACTGCAGGGACCCAATGTCGTTTGATGCTACTTTTGCCCGTTCAGTTTCCGTGATCGCGGAAGCTCTGAGGGTTACGCTTCCGGTGGCAGCAAACATGCCCCGGGCGTGTGATTGTTTATACAGTGATCCCTGTCCGTAGCCTTCATCTCCATCATGATTGTTGCTGATTTCAGCACTCACATTCTTGGTATATACGTGCTCGATTCCTGACACGATGGTTTTACCATTTGCGAACTTCATGGGGCTGACTTTCTCAAGTTCCACAGTTGATGGGGTCTGTCCGCCTTCACCCTCAGTGAAGATTCCATTGAAGGTCACTGAAGCACGACCTTTGAGATCTGCTGAGATTGAGAAACTGTCAAAAACTCCACCTTTACCCAGGTCATTGGAACCCGATCCATCAAACTGCATGGAGTAGGTTGGCAACTCCATGTTTGAGAGCACGGAAGCAAACTTGTGCAGATACTTTCCGCTGCCCGTTTCCCCGAAGAAAATGACTGCATAGCGTCCTTTTGCCTGGGTGGCAGCAATCTCAATTGGGGTGCTCACCTCAAGATCATCATCCCCGAAGAGTTTTTCTGCAGAGTAATCTCCGAGCCCATTCAGCTGTGCGATCAGATCTCCGAGGATCCCAGATAGCGTAAGCGCTCCTTCAGTCCCAAAGGTGGAGTCTACAGCTTCAGCTCCAAGCTCTCCAGTTTTTGACTGAATTTCGGATCCAGCAACACTGATTTTCGCTGATTTCTCTGATCCGGTGTATTTAAGCAGGATAGCGCCACCAACTTCTTGAGGTGCTGCTACATCCCCGCCGAGAGCACCGGCAAGCCCCATACCTACGGCTCCGCAAGCCTGCAGATAACATGGGATCTCTGCGTTCACATCGATGGAATCAACGAACATCCCGGCTTTTGCGTTCCGACCGGTGATAACATCACTATCGGTTTTGCTTGGTTGTCTTTGCAGCAGTGAAAGCCCCGTTATGGGAAACCGTTTGGTCCGGGCAACTGCGTCTCCCAGGGTGCTCTCAGGTCCGCCGATCGTCACGGCAGTAAATTGTCTTTTGTACATTTCGTTACCCCCTGTACATCTCCCTCACAACGTTTATCGCTAAGAGGGCATATTTCTCATTCCCGGTTCCTCCGGGAAAATACTCGATATTTTCAACGTTTGCATGAACAACCTGTCCATCCAGCGTGTCATAGTCCCAAATACATGAGGCAAAAGCATCGGCATAACGCATGCACCGCCGGCTTACAACCTCACTTTCATACCCATCGACCACGATGAGCACATCGATGTGATAAGTCCCGCTGATGACGCCGTATCCCTCATCATCCGGTGTGATACTTGCCGGATCTATAAGGACAAAAGGCTTTGATCTTCCACGCCTGGCATAATCCTGACCAATCTCAATCGATGTGAAGGAGGGGAGTTCCTGTCCTGTATCCTGGCGGATGTTTTCCATATACCCTTCAATGTTGGCGGTAAAGAAATCTTTCAGGATATCAAGGGTCTGTTCAGTCCATCTCATCGGCTAGAGCTCCTTTTCTCTGATTACTCGATCGATTTCTCTATCCATTGCATCGGCAAGTTCCCCTGAATTCACAAATCGCCGGATGCTTGGGTAGAAGAATGGTCTTGGAGCAATATCCACATACTTGGCAAAGATCAGCTGTCCATTAGCAGCAGTAAATCTGAGCACAGAAGCATCCTTCGGCGTGATATGGGCTCCGTTGTATTCATAGATCGAAGCCAGGTTCGGGGCTTTCAACCTGTAGTATGCCCGTCTGATCTGACGGTATTGGATTCCCTTTTCAAACTTGCCAGTTCTCCTGCTGAACTGAGAACGGAACCCCTTCTGGGCTTCCTTCTTTGCTACATAGGAGACACCTTCCAGGACTCTATCGAGCATTTGAGGACTGTCTTTCGCTAGTTTCTCAAGCTTACTTGCAACCTCCTGGGCAAAGAGAACCCTGATCCCGTTTGATCTGCCTCCTCGTATATTCGACCGTGCCATTAGACCCTCACACTCTTGTAGCTTTCAAATACCCGCTGCACAGACAGGGGAAGGACTAATTCATATCCCACATTCACACCGTCCGGGGTTGTCTGGTTCTTGATCCCCAGGGCTCCATCATTCAATCGTTTGAGATTCCAGGAGATAGCCTCGATGCAGGCAAGCTTCACATCATCAGGAGCCGTGGTTTCCGACCATCCGCCGGTGTAGGTTACTTCAATGTTTCGCTCTCCCTGGGGAAATGTTGCCTCTGTGCGGTACAAAACCCCCTGGCGTTTATCCACGCTGAAATCAGTGATCTCCTCATCCCCGATCTTCACCATCGCTACGGTTTCAACCGGCCAATGCGGAAGGATGAGTTCTGAGCCACCATAGCCCGACAGATAGACTGTCCGTTCCTTACTTTCCAGTTCTCTTCTAGTAATCGTCTCAGCCTTACTGGTTATCCACCCAATCAGAGTTTCCACCCTTGTTTGTACTGAATCTGAAAGCGACAGAAATTCTTTCACGAACGTCCAGCTCACGAGCATCTAGCGTACCTCTTTGTCCTGATCTGCCGTGGCGGTCTCCTGTTTTTGCTTGTTTTTCTTGAGGATCTCAACATATCCGACTTTCTCCAGTCGTTTTGCTACATCCTGATTCAGCAGGGTTTTATCTCCCTCGACAAATGACCCATGCAAGCCTGAATGCCCAACTAAAACCTTAATTTCTACTTGTTTCATATCATCTCCTCATCCCCGGGGCATAATGCCCCGGGGTACTACATTGTTATTACTTTTTGTCCTACACGCCCGAGCCCATAGTCAGTTTCTTGATTGCCTCAGGGAGCATTACAGCTCCATCAAGTCGTTCAAATACTCTGAAACCTACCTGCCCCTTGTCGGCATAGCGCTCATTGAGCCGCTGGATGGAACGGGTCCCCCGTTCAGCAATGGTGTAGTAGGAGAGGTCCCCGAAGATGATCGGAGTAGCATCTGCTGCAATATCCGGCATTCCTTCACTCTCCTCAACCGGATGCCCGAGCAGGCTGTCCGG